CCGGTCGATCTTTCTTTCCATGAATTCACTTCCAGCCAATTATGAATGTAATCTATGCTGTAATCTCCGGTGGAATTCGTCGTGGGCGCGTTCATGGTAGACCCCGTGGACTCCAACATATTATTCCAGAAGAATTTAAGCTTGGAACCTTGCATTAGACAGTCCTGACATTCAGATTAATGTTTCTTTCACTGGCATCGTTAATACCCGGAACGATTACATCGTCAATCAAGTTTTGCCAATAAGCCGTATCACCCATACCGTTCTGAATATTGATGGTGATGTTTTGAGAAGGTAATTGCTGTGTTCCTGTGGGGCCGGGTTGTGAAGATGCTCCGACATTTGTAACGGGGATGGCTCCACCACCGCCCACGGAAGGAGCACTACTGGAAGTTCCGAAACTGGCTGATTTAATTGCTCTGATTTGAGCAAGCCCTTTTGCAAGCATCAATCCGGCAGGAATCAATCCCCAAGGATAACCGCCGCCTTTTTGAAATGACTGAAGAACTGCATCAGGCAATGAGACGGCAGCATTAGCCAACGCCAATGATTTATTAATATTGAATAATGTTTTGCTGGATGTCGCAACGGAAGAGGTTAATTCTTCTCCGGTTTGTAATACATTTTGTATTTTTTGAAAATCGGTTAATTTTTGAAATTTTAATCCTTCAAGTTGTGCCTTAGCATTCATGTCCCCCATTCTGGCGAGATGCTCAAGCTCAAGCTGTTCTATTAATTTGTTTTTATCATCCTCGCTGATTATTTCTAGGTCACGCGCTCTTTGAATATTCTCCAATTTTTTGTCAAATGCTTCTTGAGCAAGAGCGTCATCGTCCAATATCGCATTACGCGCAGATTCCATTTTTAACTGTCTGCGTCTTTCTTCTTCGGCAATAATCAATTCTGTTTGCCGGGTAATGCCTTCCCTGGTAAGCCCTTCGCTGATTTCCATTTCTGCACGGATAGCGTCTTCAGCATCAGACTTTATATTTTTCCCACTACTTACGGCTTTCTCTATTTTAGGTAATTCTAATTGTGGTTTATTGACAGGAGCCTGACCTTGTTGGGTTTTATTCATGGCAATGATCTGCTGGTCAATCACATCTATTTGCCGTCTGATAGATTCAGTGGCTTCTTCTACATTCCCGCCCCACATTCTTGCCCCTTCAGCGGCTTGGAAATAAACATTTGCCAATCTTGCGCGTTCAAACCCCAAGGCACTTAATGAAAGCCCGTCTTGAGCGCCAATGGCTACATTCAATTTTTCAATATACTGATTCAATAAAGGCAGGACATTGGCAATTCCGACTCTCGCCAGATTTCCAAAGGCGGAACTGGTTCTTTCTACTGAGTCATTGAATCTTTCTGAAGCTTCCGCAAAATCCTTGGAGATTACATTCCCCGTTCTTTCTGCTTCGGAAGTAACTTCTTTAAGGTTATTCAATAACGGGATTAATTCCGCCCCGGAACGGCCCATAAGATTTATGGCCGCTGCTGTCTTGTTAGGACCATCCGCCGCCGCCGCAAATCTTCCAGATAATTGTTCAAAAACTTGACTGGTATTTCTTAATCTTCCTTCTGTATCGGTTATCTCAACGCCCAATGATTTGAAAGTTCGCGCCGCTTCACTGGTTTTATTGATAGCCGCATCCTGCATATTGGCGGAAAGTCTGGTCAGAGCGCCTCTCAATTGATCGCTGGAACTTCCTGAAAGTCTGGCGGCATATTCATAGGCGGAAAGCTTTTCAACGCTAATGCCTATTTTCTGAGATGTTTTATTAAGCTCATCCCCAAGATCAATAATCCTTTCCGTATAAGCCAAAATCGCCCTGATGGAAAAAGCCGTTATCAGAAGCCCGCCTACTTTCTGTGCGGTACTTCCTATCTTGTCGAAATTACTACGCACACGCTCTATGTCTTTTGTGATCTTCGCCGTATTCATGGCGATATCGACAATAAGAGAACGGGCAACGGCCATTAGCGTTTATATCCTTTCAGATTGGCTTTCATGGTGGGTTCTAGCGGTGGTTGCTTCTTTCTGGATTCCTCGAACAATTCCTTTTCAACATGGAAATAAGCGCGCCATTCCGAAATTTCCAGACTGCTGATATTGGAAAGGAGTTGTCCGACTGTCATCTTTAGTTCACGGGCGAGGGTGAAGTAGAAGTATCGTTCCCCCCGCTCTCGGAGTTTTTTGTTAGCGCCTCTTCTTCCTTGGAACCGATACCGTTAATTTCCGTGGCGATGGTATAAAGACGGTCTAGAGCCTTGGCACTTTTACCACCGAGAGACTCAATATCCTTATCGGAGAATAGACGTTTACCATCGTCCCCCACGAGGCACATGCTTAAAAGCTTGGCTCGGAGATTCTTGTAATTAGATTTACGGTCTTTACCACGGCCCTCGAATAATGAATCCTCGAACAAATCACGTTCCGTTCCGGTCATCATTTTAATAATGACATCCCCTTTCCATTCAGGAATAGGGACTACGCGGGTAGTCAGATCGTTTACTTCCAGAATATCTTTCCTGCTTAAAGCCATATTGCCTCCTCGTTAAACTGCGTCGATATAATGAACTGAACTGGTGATTTCCAAAGTAATGGAGCCTTTAACTACATCGTCAATAGCTCCGGTTAAAGAAAATCCTGTTACATAGGCATCCAGATAAAACGCACTAGGTTGACTGGCAGCAGTTCCATTATCGGTATACTTGATATCGAAAATACGCTTGGTCCTTGTAGCGCGGTCATCCTTTAAAGCGGTATGTAATGCGGTAGCATTGGTGTCGAAAATCACATCAAGAGACAATTGACCTTCATCTCTGATACCGATTTGTTTTTCCTTGGCTGTAGAACCCAAATGAGTAATATCAATTACCCCCGCAGACCCGGAAGGACCGTTGAAACCTGTGACTATGCCTATAGCTGACATGGAATGACCTGTCAAAGTTATAGAGATACCACTGGATTGAGCCACAACAGTCTCGTAAACCGTCATCACGGTGGCGGCGACAGACAAGGGTGTAAAGATGCGGGTTGAATTGGCCGTGGAGTTCGTCTCTATCCTCATAGCGGTCGTAAAACCATCAACAATAAAACTTCCTATATCGGAACGGGTGATCATATCGTTCCCCGCACCCGCGACGGTCGTGAATAGAATAGTCGCAGCAGCAGTCAAAGCCGTAGACCCTGCCGCCGTAGATTGGCGTCTGATCTGAACGCCTTGTGCTTCGATAGGCATTAGTTAGTCGTCCAGGTAATGGGACCGCTTAACTCAAGACTGATGCTGGCCTTGATAACATCGTCAATCGCGCCAGTGATAGAGAACCCGGTGCAATAAGCATCTGCATGAATCATAGTGGTTGTGGCATCAGTGAATTTAATAGCGACTTTTCTACGGGAACGGGCGGCACGGTCTGTTCTGAGATTCGTCTGACCTATATCGGTAGA